AAGCTCAGCTCAAGCAAAATCAATATATTGCATTGGCTGAGATGGTGGCAATGACCACGCTAGTTGATGAGTCAGGTAATGAGCATCCATTGACTTATGATGCTTTGGCTGAATCATCACGCCAAAATCTCAACGCCTTGCATCAACTGATTGCCGAGGTTGATGCAAAGGAGCAAGCCGAGAGCAGCTAGACGCACACGCTGAGCTAATACGGGCTTTGCTGGTGATTGGTGTACCGTATGCCGATGCCCTGCAAATGCCCGTTGATTTAGCACTAGCTATGCTCAAGGTCGGGCGGCAACACAATACCCGCCAAAACTCCACAGCCCCATCTAGTAATGGCAAAAAGATGATTGCAACCCGTCGCAAGAGTAAAGAGCAGCAAACATGAGTAAGACCACCACCGTATCGTTAGTATTAAAGCTGTCTGGTACGGCTGGTAAAGACCTGAATCGCATCACCACGGATCAAATCCAGCAGACCAAAAAAATAGAAGCCAACTGGAACTTATCCACTCAGGCATCTATCAAATTTACCAATCAACTCAAACAAGCCACTACAGAAGTAAAGACGGTCAATACAGCAACGGTTGATCTGGTACGCACCAACCGCTTGCTGGAAGGTGTCAATCGTCAACTATCCATCCAGACACGCTTAATCAGTCAACAGCTCAAATCGCAAAATCGGGATTACCAGCTACAGACACGGATGTTGTCGGAGCAAGCGCGGCATGCTCAGGATTTGCAGCGGGCGCTTGCAGAAGCTGCACGCAATCAGCGCGACATCAAAAACAACACCCCAAAAGGTGGCAGTAGCATGCTGGGGATTGCTGGCGGTGTCATGGGCGGCGCGGCAGCAGCTTATGCTGTAGTGCGTAGCCCACTTGAGCGGGCGCGGTCGTTTGAAACCAAGATATTTGATGCGACCACATCGATTACGGGTGGTTATGTTGGGATGTCATCAGCTCAAGTTAAAGCATCAAATCTGCAACTGTCTGGGTATGCAAAAGAGGCTGTGCGACAAGGCCACGGCAGCGTCGAAGGGATTGGTGATGCTGCTGGTATCTTGGCGGCATCGGGTTTGTACAAAAAAGTCGATGAACTCAAAGAACCGCTAAAAGCCATTGCAAAAACCAGTTTTGCTGCTGGGGCTGAAGAGCAAGACGTGGCTCTGCTGACTCGCCAAATCCGACAATTTGGAGTTACACCTGACCGCACCCAAGCGGCGTTAGACCGTGCAACCACGTCGGGATTCTTGGGTGGTTTTGAACTCAAAGACATGGCTCGATTGCTGCCAGAGGTGCTGCCATTCGCCAAAACAGCAGGTTATAGCGGTGAGCAAGGTCTAAACCAAGTCACCACACATATGCAGCTTGCCCGCAAGTACACAGGTTTGCCCAGCCAAGCCGCAGACAACATGCGTGATTTGTACAATCTTTTTAGTCAGCATCATTTCAGCTTGGCAATTGGTAAATATATTAAACCTGAAGCAGGCGATCCGATCAAAAAGATTGGCTTGCGTGGCAACCGGATGGGCGTTGACATGACAGCATATCTGGCAAATCAAAAACTAGAAGGTGTTGACCCTATCATTGCCACGGTCAAATTGATGAACCGCCAACTGTCTAAAAACCCCCGATTTGTTGCCCTACAAAAAGAAATTGCTCAGGCTGAAAAGTCAGGAAATGCTGATAAAGCGACCACTCTCAAGAAGGAGGCTGCACAAATTGTTGCCGCTGGTGAGTTTGGTAAAATATTCCACAACCAGCAATCACTATCTGGCCTGATGTCGATCATCGCAGGTCTAAATAACGGTGAGTTTGAGCGTATCGACAAAGGTTCGTGGGAGGGAGTTGGTGCTGCTGATCGTGTTTCAAAGGAAAAAGCCCAGATTGAGCCAGCACAAGCTCATGCCCTCGGACAAGAGCACATCCTAGCGCAAATCAAAGTCTATGATTCAGTCAAAAAAACATTGGGTGGTTTTGAGCAAGGTTTGACAGACATCATGCAAGCCAACCAAACATTGACTGCTGCTGCATATGCTGCTGCTGGTGGTCTCGCTGTTGTGGCTGCTGCCGGTTTTGGTAGTCGTATTGCGGGGGGGGTTGCAGGAGCTGCGGGTGGTGCTGCCACAGCTGGTGCAGCAGCAGGTGGAATGGGCAGTGTTTTGCGCGCAACAACTGCGGCTGCAATTGTTGGTCGTGTGGCAATGGGTGCGGGTGTCGGGCTGGCAGGTGCTGGTGGTTGGTATCTGGGGTCAAAAATCTCAGCAAGCCTTAGTGATGAAACCAATCACAATATTGGTGGCACAATTGCAACCATCATGTCACATATGCCCGACTGGATGGGTGGTGATACTGCACGTGAAGCATTAGCTGCTGAAATGTCAGTTTTGTCTGATTCATTACCGAGTCAGAATGATCGAATGATTCAACAGAATGAAAGGCTCATTCGAGCGGTTGAGCGTCTACAAATCCCAGTGTCGTCTGACCTGCTACCCCTGTCTGAGCAAATGAAACAGCAAGCAAGCCGTGGTTTTCCATACCGCTAAGGAATCACTTCCGCCTAACTTCTTTACCCCTTTAGCCCCATGCTACCCCCATAGCAAGGGGCTTTTTTTATGTCTTGGTCTGATCGTTTAGAGGTTGCCAGTTTTCGCGGTGTCACATTTGAAGTGATGTCCACAGACGACACTCGATCAAAATCACTCGCCAAATACCTGCCACCCTATTCTAACGGTGGCAAGGTCGAAGACATGGGCGCAGACCTTCCCAGCTACAAGTTGCAAGCCATCATCAGCGGCTCATCGTATGAGATAGAGCTTGCTGCACTGCTCGTGGCACTTGATATGATCGGTGTGGGTGAGCTGGTGCACCCCATCTATGGGCGCATGCAAGCCACATGTGAAAGATACCAAGTCAAACACAACCCTGAGCTTGTAGACGGCTGTTATGTCGATCTTGAGTTTATCGCAGAGCGTAGCAAAGCCGATGGTAAACTGTTGTTTGTACCAGTCAAATTACCAGATGAACAGCTTTATACAAAAGTGATGGCGCAGCCATTGGTACGGCTGGAGCAACTCCAAGCCCAAGTTGAATACTTTGATCAGCCGCTGACCTTGGCTGATATTGCAGACAAAGTGCGCACTGGCATCCGCAAAGCTACCAAGCTGGTCAACGGTGTGACCAAAACCGTCAATGACTTTTTGTCGCCCCCACAGTGGGTCAACGGCATCATGTCAGATGTGTCTGCACTCACTCGCAGCGTCATGACACCCAATTTTAGCGCGATTGCCGAGTGGCGCAGTGTGTCAAAACGCTTTGCCCTACTCGACGACATCTTTAGCAGCGACGACAACCCAGAGCCTTTGCGACACGTTGGACGCACACTACACGTTGCTGCACTGATCACTGCAACACAGGTGTTGATTCGCGCACAGACTCGCAATCCAACCATGACCCATGCTGATTTGATCAGCGTTAGAAATGAGGTGAGAAATGTTATACAGAGGGCGATTAATGCGGAGCGGGCGGCTGTTAGTGATGCGGGAGAGCAAGCTGCCAGTACGCTGGGGTCTGTGCCCCCGATACCGTTGGATACCACAACACAGGTGGGTACTCTTAAACAGGTTGCGGATACGATCACGCAGCAACTCGATGCGTTGATCAACGCTCGCCCACCCATTCGCACCATCGTCGTTCGCCAGCCTTCAAATCTGCGTTTGCTCGCCCACCGGCTGTATGGAGATCATACCCGCGCCCCTGAGCTGCTACGGCTCAATCCTGAGCTGACCAATCCAGCACTGATTGATATCGGTACGGATGTGCAAGCCTATGTCCAATAATATCCGTTTGATCGTTGGTGGTTTTGAATGCACGCAATGGGATGACGTGTCTATCGACAGCGACCTTGAAATTCCCGCTGATGCTTGGTCATTGACGTTATTTAATCCACCAACCGACCCTTTGCCTTCTTCTATCAAAGTTGGCATGTTGGTAGAAATTTTTATTGGTACTCAGCAGGTGCTCAAGGGCACAGTTGACCGTATCAACGACCGTGTCACACGCCAAGGTTATATGCTGTCAGTTGCAGGGCGTGATGTTGTGGGTGTGCTGCTGGACAACTCTGTACCACTGTTGGTACAGCAGCAAGTGACGCTACAGGATTTGGTCGGTCAATATGTTTTTAACGACTTTGGGCAAATTTTTACAGGCGTCAAAATTGATCAGGGTATTGATTACACCACTGCAAAAACAGCCATAGAACCATCGGAATCAATCTGGACTGCACTGGTCAAATTGGCTGAATCTATTGGTCAGTATGTTTGGTCAGATGCTGCGGGTATCGTGCGGATTGGCAATCCATTCAACAAGCCACAACCACCCGCACCAGTGCTAAAGCTCATACGCGGTGACTCATCAAATAACGTGTTATCGGTCGATTACTCAGAAGACATTACCCAGCAGTACAGTGAAGTGATTGTGCTAGGGCAAGACAATCAGTCACAGGTATCTTTTTATGCAACAGACACGACTCCAGTAGATGACACGTATCATGGGCAAGACCTGACTCCCAGTAAAAAAGACAAGCCAGACGAGGCTGAATTTAGCGGCCAAGCTGGACAAAGCCTCCCGTATTTGCGGCGTCATATCGTACTAGACACCCTTGCAGATAATGATGACCAAGCAGCTAAACGTGCTCAAAAGCTCATGCTCGATGGCAATTTATCAGCCTACACGTTGACCGTAGATGTAGCTGGTTGGACATGCAACACCGGTCACGTATGGGATACGGGCTGGACAGTCAAATATCAAAGCGATGTAACACGCTCAGCAGCAAACGGTGAATGGGTCATCATGGCTCGCACGCTCACGCTGGGGCGCAATGGCAAGCAAACCCAGCTCAAGCTCAAACGTAAGCAGTACTGGATGCAACCCGTCGCACCGCTGCCCCCTTCAGATGATGAGATCCAATACCCAACGGAATACGACGATGATATGGCTCAGTGAGGTAGACCGGCAGATTCGTCGGCGCTTGGCTCAGATCCGGCTGCCGTTCGTGGGTGTTATCAAACGTACAGGAAAAGCCCCACAAGTTGCTAATGCCAGTCAGTTAAGCACTGACTGGTGTTTTTTTGGGTACTTTGCAGGTCTACCTTTCACCTGTCGAGGGCAGTTTCGTTTGCGTCGTTCTGGTATGACAAATAGA